GTCCTCCAGGTCTGCCGCCCTGGCGTACGCGTTCATGTCCATCGTCTGCTCAATGGATGAAACTGTTGCTTCCAGATGGTCGATGCGTGCCACTAGGCGTGCTGAGGACCATGTGACTGTGCCGACTATCACGGCCACGGACAGCATTAGTCCGACGGCGACGGTTGGGATTCTGACTTGGCGGATGTCGGACGGCTGATCCATTACTCAACTTCAACCCATGAGGTCGTGCCCTCGTCCCAGTAGTAGACGTTGCCGTCGTCGGGCATGGGGGTTGGTGGCTGCCAGACGTAGTTCTCGTCCAGCGACCACGACGGGTAGGGCGATGGCGCGTAGAACGCGTCGGCGTCCGGGTCGTAGGTGCCGCCGATCCCGGCGTAGTTGAACCTCACAGCGGTACCGCCATCAGGTCCATCTTCGTCGTAGTGGACGTTTCCTCGCGTGTTGTACGAAGTCTGTATCCAAGTACCGCCGAGTCCGAGGTCGTCGGCAAGGAACTCCTGCCCACGATGCTCCTCCTCGTCCGGTACGACGAGAACCCGGAGAACGATGTTGGTGTCGGGATTGATCTCTGCGAAGTGGGCCATCACGCGTTCCTGTACCTGATAATGACGATTCCGCTTCCACCCGCTCCAGAGCCGTAGGACGAACCGCCTCCACCGCCGCCTCCAGTATTGGCAGACGCACTCGATCCAGCGGAGTAGGCGTTGCTGCCAGCGGCTCCGCCGCCGTTGCCGCCAGCGCCGCCACCGCTGGCGTTGTTCCAGACACCACCGCCTCCGCCGCCACCGCGATACTGGCTGGTGCCATCGTAGTAGTAGTTGGCCTTCCCGCTGCCCCCATAGCCTCCACCGCCGGAACCACCGCCGCCACCGTTGTATTGGGCACCTCCGCCACCGCCCCCTGCGTTATAACCCCAGTTTGCGGCTCCGCCGCTAGCGCCTGTTCCTCCGGTTCCGGGTCCTACGACGTATCCGGCAGCGACGCCGGTACCGCCTCCACCACTACCGCCCTGACCGTTGGAGGTCCCGGCCCACTGCGAGGATCCAAAGCCGGATCCCAGACCGCTTGCTCCAAGCCCAGTTGAAGTAGACCCGTCACTGCTAGCAGCGCCGCCACCGCCGATGACCACCGAGTACCCGGTGGCCGTCACCGCAACATCGGTGTCGTCGTCAGCGGCACCACCGCCTCCACCTCCACCGCCGTTGGACCCCGACCCAGCACCGCCACCGCCGCCGCCGAAGGCAATCACATCAACCAAGTTCTCCGACCCCTCCACCGTGACGGTGAACGTGCCCGAGTTGGTGAACGTGTGAGCCTTGTAGTCAACTCCGCTGTAGGTGTAGGTGGTGATGAAGTCACCGCCAGTAGCGGTTATCGGCACAAATACGCCGCCCTGACCGGCGACTGCGGAAAGAAGCATATTCATCTATCTAACCGATGTTTCCAATCAGCGACCATCCGTTTGCACTCACCTTGACAGTCGCAACAGTCGTGTACCTGTCCCCGCAAGTCAGCGTGCCATCCTTCGATGTAACCGAAGCGCCAGTACCGGCTGCGAACGTAAGCGTTCCCGTTCCGTTGCGCTCAAAATACATGACGGTACCGATCTCAAAGTCCTGAGCGGAGTCCTGCGGCAGCGTGACCACCGCCGTAGCGTGCGTTGTGACGAAATATGTGTTCTCGTCCCCAACAGCGGGGGCGATAGCAGCGTCGGAGTTATTTTCAATAACCAGATGGTTGATGGTCTGACCGGTAACCGTCAGGTTCCCGGCAACTGTCAGCCCGGTCAAGGAACCAACCGAAGTGATGTTTCCCTGAGCGGCTGTCGTCACCGTACCCGCCGTAGTGGCTGTAAGAGAGTTCCCGGTACAGACGCCTGCCGTAGTGGCCGAGGAAGCAAGACCGGTCAGGGGACCAGTAAACACCGTGGCCTGCAACGAACCCGTACTGGCATTGTAAAGCAATGCAGCATCAGTCTTTGGGGCCAGATCGCCGGTAACGGACTCAAAGACACCCACGAAACAGGTCGCGTCGGTCGTGTCAGCGACCGTGATGGTGGTTGGTGTTGGGGCCGCAGACCAGATCAGACCCGTCGCCTCCGTCGAGTCGGCAGTCAACACATAAGTGTTGCTACCCACAGCCAGGCGAGACACAGCGTCAGCAGCCGTAGCCGCAATGATGTCGCCCTTCACGTCAACGATGTCGTTCTGGATGACACCAGGTGTCGAGTTGACGAACGCCTCAACGTCGTCGAAGTTCTCGTTCATGTCCGCCGCGACGATTGTCGTCCCAGCGGAGAACGAGTTTGTTACAGCGAGTGTTGCCATTTACCTGAGTCTCCTTGGCGTATAGGTGAAAGCCAACGCATTGACTTCCCAATGATTATCCGACGCTGGCCCACTAACCTTCATACTTACACTCTTAGCCGTCCCAAGAGTCGGCAGATTCACCACATCCGCAGTCAACGACTGGGCGATAGCATCCCACTTCGCAACGTACGCTGACGCATCATCGGCATCATCCCACCTGGCCGTATCCCACCTCGACGTAGAAGTCTTCCCCAGGACATCCACAGTGAACGAGTTCGACTGCGCCGACTTGTCGTAATCCTTGTAAATCTGGATCGGCAACACAATCGTCGCCTCCGCGGATGTCACCATCCGCGGTCGACCCCACCGTTTCTTCACAATCGGATTCTTGCCAGTCATCCACCGGGTGAAGAAATGCGACACGATATGGGCCTCCGTGGAGCCCACATATCGGTCGCTGGTACGCTTCTGTTCATCCTCGACATCGACAACGATCCCTGTGTTCGCCACACAGCCGGCGTAAACCGTCGGTGTCGAGTTCGGAGGCCGGTAAGAATACAGTGGACCTGCGTCAATGTCCGTCAACACCCAGGCACCTGTCGGTCCCAACGTCGGATCGTAGATGAACGTCCGTCGGGTCGTCACACCGAGCTCCGTCCAGTTGACGCTGACATACACCTTCTGGTTGCCCCATGCCAGTTGCGGATTCGATGCGAACGTGATGCGTCCGTCGTCAATGGCTGGTGAAATCTTATCGAAGGTCCAAGCGAAGTTTTCTCTGTTGTAGGAGAAGATGCCCTGGTCGGCATACCAGAAGAACACCCCGTACGGAGTTGATACCGGCTGTGACAGTGGTACAGAACCGACACTGTCTGTGAGGGTGACGACCTGGAACGAGTCCGAATCGAACCCGAAAATGGCGTACACACTGTTCGACTTGAAGACCAGCAGACGGTCACCCATCGGGCACAACCCGGTGATGTAGTCGCCATGTTCACCCTTGTCGATGTCGACAAAGTCTGTTGCTGTCCACCTTTCCGGGTCGTTGGCGTTCGACCAGCGAACCCGGTACTTGTAGCCGGTACCCGACTCGTAGGTGGACGCAGCCCACGCAAAGTTGTTCCAGAACGCCACATACTGGGCCTGCGGGAAGTTGCCGGCCGACCCATCCAGGGTCACCCCCAGGTCAGCAGCCGATGAACCATCCCACTTGAACGACACCTGGTCGTAGGACACGCCGTATGCCACATTGTTCATGGTCATGCCATAAACCCTGGAACCATCCGTGCGGGACGTAATCCCGGTCAGATCCGTGAAGTTCGATGAGGCGGAATAGGCGACCTTGGTGCCATAGTTGACCATCAACTGGCTTGTGCCACCATCCGTGTGAAGCGCCCAGATACCCTTCACATCGGCGCTCAGGGCAGTCGTGTTGCGCCGGTCGACACCGTCCCGCATGCGGATGCCGCCACGGGGGTCGACAAGGACGTTGAGCAGATCCGGTGATTCGTTGTCTGCAAGATTGAACTGGTCGGTGCGAAAATTCAGACCACCGGTGAACGACTCCAGTGTTTCCAACTTGAACTGGCTAGGCACCGATCACTCCCACGAGTAGCGTAAGCGGTTCGGGAGAAGAACCTGGGAACGCCACCGTGACGCATTCCGGCTGTTCAACAGCACCGGCTGAGGTGCCGGCATATCGTCATAGCGGGCTTTCAGATTGTCGAGCTCCTGGTTGAAAATCTGGAAATACTGTGTCGCCATCGTCGGATCTTCCTGCTGCTCGTAAGCACGGGCAATCCCATACGTTGCCACGACAATATGGAACGGATCGGGCAGATCCGTTGGTTCCGTCGAATCGGACACACCAGCCCCGAACGTGGTCGGCTTCTTGTACGCGCGTACATAGATTGTCTCAACACCAGTTGGTGTGGCATACAGGCGGACTGTTTCCCCCCAGTACGACCACCACCAGGGTGATCCCTGGCCGCTGATATTCAACGGGTACACCACATCACCCTCGTCGCGCCCGACGTAGGTTATGACATGGTTGTTGGTGCGGAGGGCTGCGAGTTCTCGCAGACCGCCCGTTACGGCTGCTCCGATGACAGCGATGGTGTAGTCCTTCTGAGAGGCCACCGTGCTGAACGTGGTCGACACCTCGAAGAACGGCCACCGTTTCTCCGAATAGACGATCACATCGTAGCCCTCGCCCAGAAAACGGTTGAGGGTGTCGTCAGTGATGTCGGTGGCGTCAATGTCCACCACGGAGCGGACATACGACCGCATGGTCGAAATGTCCACGGCTACTCCCTATGGAAGACGCACAGGTCGCTGCCCGCAGGGGGACGCCCTTTGCAGGGATCCCCGCTGCGAGTCAGCGCGCTGCACTTGCTGACCTCAGGTTCGAGAGTGCCACGCCTCATCGGTTGCATGCGATGGACATTCCGCGCTGAGGCTACAGTTTGTGGCCGAGGCGAAGTCTCGCGATAACCGTCAGCGGGCTGCCCGTATGGGCGCTGCCCCGCCTTGTATGCGTGTGCGAACCCTCGTCCCATCAGGGTCAGTCGTTCAGGTTGCGGAGCAGTCCCTGGCGGGCACGGTTGCTGATTGTCAACTCGCCGTAGCAGAGCAACTGCGAGAAGACCGCATCCTGGTTTGTGGGCCGCACGAACGGTGTCGGCTTGAACCAGACATCGGAGTGGGCGACCAGTTGGATGTACTTCGTGTTCAGGAAGTACATCTTCGTAGCCAGGTTGGTGTCGCTGTCGAAGGTCACAGGTGCGCCCTTGAACAGTAGGTTCTGGAAACCACCATCAGCCATGTCGGTATCCGTGTACCGGATCCGATCATCAAGCAAGTCTTCGTAAGCCTCGTACTCGTCCTGATCGGTGATGATGATTGTCGGCTGATCGTTGCCAACCGACACTGAGTTGTACAGGAGGCCCATCGTGGCAACAGCCAGTGCGCCCGGACCCGTATCGGCAGGACCGTTACGGATTGTTGCGCGCCACCAATCGTTGTCCCCATCGCTGGAGTCAATACCACCAACGGTGGCGGTGTTGTCGCCAACGAGAACGCTCAAACCGTTCATGTCCTTGGACGAGTTGCCTGTGCCATCTCCGTAGAACATAGCGTTCATGTTCTCGATGATGGTTTCCTGTGTCTGGAAGATCTTGCCTTCCAGGAGATCAATGATCTGGGCTTCGCCGTTATTCTTGGCTTCTTCCATACCATTGATTGTGACTGTGGCTGCATACTGCTTCCAGTCGTACTCAGCGGCAGAAATGCCGGTCTGAGCCGTAATGGAAATAGTGTCCGTACCTGCGTACGAACCAGCCGTTGAGTTGGTTCCGTAAATAACCGGAACGACGATCTTCGCTCCACCACTGATCCGACGAATGGTCTGACCGCTCGTCAGAGCGTAGAACAACGGCCGCGCACTGAAAATGTTATCAGTGAGTTTCGGGACGTAGTTCCGCAGCGTGGTGGAAAGAATCTCGTCAAAGTTGCTGTTACCAGCCGCCATGATTCTTTACCCCTTAGGTCTAGGTGCCAAGTTCTTTCTTGGCCTGGGCGAAAGCCTCACGAATCGACATCGGTTTCTCCGCTGTCGTGCTGGTGACTACACCAGCCTGTCGTGAAGTGCCGCTCTCCACCTTGGCGCCACGCTTAGACTCGGTCCTTTCCCGGTCCTCATGCAGTCTTCCCGCATAAGTAGCCAGGGAACCGAAGTTCATGTGAGCGTACGCCGCTTCCAGGTTCGGTATCCGATTGGAAAGCGCATGCCTGTAAAGAGCATCCGCATCGAAGTTACCGTACTTGGAGTGCAGAGCATTGACTTCTTTCTCCAAAGCCGTTTGTCTCGACGCCCTCGTCTGTTGTGCCACCGTCGCTTCCAAAGAAGCGATGCGCTGCTCCTGAGGGTCCGGATCTCCTTCCCACTCATCGGTGGGAGAGCTCGACCGGTTATCCTCGATGCCGAACGCTGTTGACAACGCAGTAAGCGCACCCTTGGGGTCCGCTTCCAAAGCCGAAACTATTGCCTCGGCCTGCTCCAAACGCTGACGTTCAGATGCCAACTCCTGCGTTTTACGGGTGTAATCCGCCTGGCGCTGGTATCCCTGTTGAAGTTCGCTTAGGGTGACCTCCGACTCTGAACCATCCACCTTGACGGTGTACGTCGAGTCCGCAGGTTCCGCTGCTTCTTCTGTTGAAGATTCTGGAGTGTCCATCGTAATGGGTTCCGTTCCTTCTATGTTTTGTGGGCACTAGCCCTCGGAGTCCAAAGGTTGCTCCTAATAGACAGCGGTCGTTGTCCCAAGTTAGCCCAGAGAAGGCAACTCCAAGCCCATCTGGCCCTGGAGTTGAGCCAGCAAATCGGGCGGAACACCGCCCGTGGGTGCGTAAACGGGGGGCGCACCAGCACCTGGGGGAGGTACAGGCCCTGGTGGCCCCCCTGGCGGCAGAGGGCCGCCTTCAAGGGCGGCCGCTTCATCTACCGGCTGAGCCTCCGGTGGAGGCGGTGGCCCCTGTTCCATTATGAACCTCTGCGGATCCTTGATTCCGAAACCATCCTCCAACACATGCACAGCCAGGGCTGTCGGATCAATCACCGTTCCCACAAGAGGAGCAATAGCGTTGAGTAAGGATACAGCCTGCTGCTTGCGAATCGTGTCATTCATCGGCCGCGTCGAACCCGCCTCGACACTGAAATCGTACTCACCCAAAATGTCCTCACGGGTGTACGGAACCCACATCGACCCGCCACCCTTCTTAGAGACACGAGCCATCTCATCACCGGTCATAAACTGCTGCATCAACTGGATGACACGCCGGCCTATCTCCGAAATGGAAATCTCGATGATCGCCAACTTGTCCGCAGCACGAGCATTCTGAGCATCAGCGATGATGCTCGCCTCGGTCGCTGTACGCCTGATCTCGGGCATCGCCCCTCGGGCATACTCCGACACACCCGACACCGTGTTGATGTCATTCTCGATAATCTCACTGTAGGCGTAAATCTCCGGCGAGATCGGTGTCTGCGGCATCGGAATGACCACTTCCGACAACGACTTGTTCTCATCCAACACCGGGACCAGGCGCCCATCCTCATCGGATTCCAGGGCCTCACGCCCTGCCGGCCCAAACGACCGCTCATGGTACAGGTACTTGCGTGCATACCGTTTCCGGTCGTTCATCAACTGCGACCGGGTCTTGTCGAGCTCCAACTGGAGAGATTCAATCGACTCCAGG